CTGCTTGTTGCCCAGGTCCAGTAGCCGTGTCACCTGCTCGCGTGCGTCGTCGACCATGTGCTCCGGCGCCTGTTCGACTGCGGTCTTCGCCCGGGCGACGACCTCGGTCGGCGGCACCATGCCGACCTCGACCCCGTTGAGGTCGGCGTACGGGTCACCCCTACGCATCACCTCCGGACCGCGGCCGCCGAGGTAGCGCTCCCGTTCGCCGTCGCCACCGCCGCGGCGGATGGTGGAGCCGTCGCCGGACTCCAGGTTCGCCGGGTCGTGGGCCTTGGCCCGCACCGCCTCCAGGCGGTCGTGCCGTTCGGCGAGCGGCTTGCGCTCGGCTTCCAGCTCGTCCCACGCGGCGAGGAGGTCGTCGGTCTCCTGTCCGCGGTCGTCGAGGGCCTTGGCCCGGGTGACCTCGTCGCCCTCCGGGTCGGGCATGTTGGCGATCTCTTCGAGCTTGGCCCGGATCGCCTCCTGCTCCCGCTGGATTTCCAGCAGACGCTTCACAGCATTCCCCTTGTCAGCATGGCGACGCGTCCGCGTCGCCGGATTTCTGCTGCCGACCGGAGTGCCGCGGTGGGCGGCGGGTCCTCGGCGCCGGGCCCGGAGTCGTCCGGGGTGGCGGTTGCGCCCTCGTCGGGCCGTTCTTCGTCCTCGTCGCCCGGGTCCGTGTCGGGAGTGGTGTCGTCGAGGGTCACGCCGAGCCCCCGGAGGAGTTCGGCGCGTTCGTCTTCGTCGAGGTCCTGGACGTAGTCGAGGATGTCGGCCAGAGACCGCACGGCGACGATTTCGGCGCCGGCGTTGACCGGGATGGGTGTCGGCCCGTAGTCGGTGAGGCCGAGCTCCAGGCGCACGACTGTCGGCAGGTCGCCGGAGGTGCGCCGGCGCGGTACCGGCCCGTTCGGCGACGAGCGCACGATCCGGCCGCGGAAGCTCTGGGCGGTGATGTCGCCGTTGCGGATGGCTTCGAGGACCTGGTCGGCGAACGGCCCCTTGTTGTAGCGGGTGACGGTGAGCAGGCCGCGGCCGTCGGCGCGGATCTCCAGCGGCTTGCCGAGCGGGATGGACGCCATCCCGTCGGGGCTGCCGTGGACGTTCATGCCGTGGTTGTAGAGGCACATGGCGTTGGCGCCGGCGCCGTTGAGGGTGCGGTTGAACGCGGCCCGGTCGATCCGCTCGTGGTAGTGGCCGTGCTGGTCCCGGACCTCGTACGGCTGGTCGAACATCGCGGCGTACGCCTCGACGGTGCGGCCGTCGCCGGAGCGGGAGATCTGGATGTCGTCGAGCGCGAAGCTGCGGTGGTACATGCCCACGGCCGGCCCCCTTCTCGGTGTGGTCGCGCGCGCGGTCGCGGCCGGGCGCGGCGGTGTGCGGGGGTGCGTGTACGCGCTGGTTCGGCTGCGTGTTCCGGTGCCGGCCATCGCTTCGACTTCGCGGCGGAACTTGCGCCACTGAGCAGGCGTCAGGATCACGCCGGCGCCGTCGGCCGCCGCGTCCTGGGGCGACCAGTCGTCGTCGGCGTCGGGCGGCCGGATGGCCAGGTAGAACGACAGTTCGTCGTCGTCGCCGGCGAACAGTTCGTATTCGAGGTCGCCCTGGTCGGCGGGGAAGCGGCCGCCGACGACGCGCCGGTCGACGAGTTGCCGCCACCGGTCCATGGCGGCGTCGTGTTCGGGTGTGCCGCGGGTTTCCCGGTCGACGGCCTTCGACGCCGCTCTGACTTTGGCGCCGTGGTCGCGGGCCTCGTCGTCGGCGAATTCGAGGTCCTCGACGAAGTTGCCTGTGTGTTCCTGGTCGAGGGTGACCCGGTCGATGTCGACGACGCCGCGGCCGCTTTCGCCTCCTTGGGTGTCGGTAGCGTCAGGGAAGCGGACGGTGATGCGCCCGTCGCTGTAGGACACGGCGACGGTGGCGCCGTCCTGGGCGCGGAGTTTGCGTTCGGTGCCGGGCAGGCGGCCGTCGCCGGGCACGCCGTCGGACCATTGGCCGTCGGGGTCACGGGGCTGATTCGGGTTGAAGCGGCGCTCGATTTGCACGACGACCTCCCCGTCAGCCGGGTCCGACCTTGTCGCCGCGCGGCGGCCGCCCGTGCGCGACCCGATTACGATCCGCACCCGGCCAGTAGCCGAAGTGGGCGTGGAACCATTCGGCGGCGGTCCGCTTGGCCCGCTCGTCGGGCAGGTATTTGCGCAGGTGGCCGTACAGGGTCGTCCACGGGTGCGGGCTGTCGACCCACTTCGCGGCGCCCTCACCGTGCAGCCAGTACTCCTTCAGCGCGTCGCGGCCAGCTCGCGCCCGGGCCGCCCGCCCGCCGGGTTCGACCAGGATCGGCACCTCGTAGCCGCCCGCCTGGCGGGCCTTGGCGCTACTACGTCGCTTCCGCATCGGCCGGCACCACCTCGACGTCGATCCGGCGCGGCGTGCCACCGTGGTCGGCCACGACCCGCAGCCGCAGGCCCCGCTCCAGCAGAATCTCGGCCTCGAAGTCGTCGCCCGACACGACCATGCCGCCGACACCCGCCGGGGCGACCATGCGCATCAGGACCGCATCCTCGGGGTCGCCCGAGTCGGCGGCGAACCCGGCCGACACGTCCTCGCGGGTCGACGTCGACAGGTAGGCGTCCTCGCGCCACTCCATGCCGGTCATGTCGCCGTCGAGCCGGTCGCCGAACATGGCCCGGGCCGAGCCGTGGCCGCGCCACACTTCGACGTCTTGCGGCAGGGTGCTGCCGGCCATGATCGCGTCGAGGTTGTCGACCCACCCGGGGATGCGGGTTTCGGGGTCGAGTTCGCCGGCCCGTAGCTGGTTGTTGATGTCGATGAAGCCGCGGTTGAAGTAGTGGAACATCGCTTCGGCCTGCTCTGGGGGCAGATCCAGGTCGTCGTCCTCGGCGTTGACCGGCACGGACGCGAGCGCGTCCGGACCGTTCAGGGCGGCCGCCGCGCGCTCCTCGAAGGTGTCAGCTCCACTGTCGGCCGGCGCGGGCGGACCGTCGCCGTCCTGCGGTTCCGGCGCGCTACTGGCGTCATCTGCCCGGCCAGAGCCGTCGCCGGCTGCGTCGACGGCGACGAGGTGCATGTCGGTGCCGCCGTCGGGACGGGTCTCGACCCGCTCCACGGCCAGCTCGGTGCCGGCGTCGAGGACGACCTCGTGCGTGTCCGGCGCCACCGCCGCCCGGGTCCCGGCCGGCGCGGCGACGTGCAACTGCACGTCATCCGGCGCACCCCGAGCGGGGGCGACCGTCGTCGGGAAGAAGCCGGCGTCCTTCACCGACATGCCGACGAGCTGCTCCGGGGCGACGGCGCCGAACTTCTTCTTCGGCACCCGCCGGTACAGCTGCAGGTCGTCCGGCAGCGGCTTCATCGCCGCCGACAGCGCCTTCGCCTGCGGGGTCGGATTCCCGGCCCGCAACTGCTCGTTGATCCCCGACGTGAGGGTCGGGTCGAAGCCGCCCTTGCCACCGGGCAGGCCGGCGAGGTAGGCGCGGGCGTCGTCGGGGCCGGAAAGCCGCTTCGGCTTGAACCGGGCACGAGCCCGCTTCGCCCTGCGGCGGCCAACCGCGTCGAGGAGTTTCGACACCGATTCGGTGAACCGGCCGTTAGGCCCCCGCGGGTGCAGGCTGGGCTTCCACGCCACCGCCGACACCCCCCGCCGGCTGTGCCGTGCCGCCGGTGCCGCCGCCGAGCCCCCAGTCGAGGTCGGCCTGCCGGCCGGCGACCGTGGCCGGGCTTGTCGGGCCCGCCCCGCCCGCCGGTGCGCCCGGCGGGCCGCCTGGGGCGGCGCCGGGCTGCGGGCCGGGATGCTTCAGCTTCTTCAGGTCGCCGGTCTCGACGGCCTTGACCGCACTGTCGGGGTCGAACCCGGCCTGGACCGCCGCCGCGACCGCAGAGATCTGCGCACCGAGGAGCTGCGCGTCGGCGAGCTCCTCGTCGTCGCCCGCACCTGGGGCTTGTAGCTGCACCGAGTACATGCCGGAGTGCTTGAGCAGCTTCCGCGAGTCGCTGTCGACGGCCTTGACAGCCGATTCGGGCTCGAAACCGGCGTCGATGTACTGCCGGATCGTCGACGCCTTCGTCTGCTGGATCTCGGCGGCGTCTTTCTGGTCCTCGCGCAGGAACGCAATGTCGGAATCGTCGAACCACAGCTCCGCGCCCGACGGCACGTCGACGATGTTCGCCAGGGCGGCGCACGCCGACCGCCACGTCGGGCGGGCCCAGTGGTCGCCGAACTTGCGCCGCGCCATGCCGTAGTTGCTGTACGTCGCCGACTGCAGACCTTCGGACAGGCCGACGATGATCGGCGGCACGCCGCCGGCGGCGCAGATGCGCGTCTCGCCAGCGCCCTGGGTGGCCTTGAAGTCGAGCTGGCGCAGGTCGGCCCCGGCAACCGTCACGTCCGCGCCGCCGCCGACGTACAACGTCTTGTAGGCGTTGTCGACACCCTGGTGGGAGTCGTTCATCGTGACGATGAACTTCTTGAACTGCTCCGCCGTCACCGTGTCCTTCAGTGACACGACCAGCCCCGGCTTGGCACCGTTGGCGAAGAATGCGCGTTTGTGGTCGGTCGCGGCCCGGTCGGCGTCGACCTCACGCGCCACCGGCGTCAGCCACGACATGCCCCGGTACTGGGCCAGCGGATCCGGGATCGGCGTCCAGTGGCAGATCTCGTCCGGCAGGTACGGCTGCGGCTTCGACGCGCCGTAGCCACCCGGCGTGTACAGATAGCCGAGAACGTCGGACTCGACCGCCTCCTCCGGCGGCGCCGACAGGACGATGTCGACCCAGTCGGGCCGCAGCCTCCGCAGCCGGCCCTCCTCCCGGACCGCGTAAAAGTTCCCGGCCAGCGAAGCGTCCTGCTCCATCCGCGCCAGCAGCTCGCCGGTGGTGCCGTTCGGCCACGGCCGCTCCAGGATCGACAACTCCTGAGTGCCGAACAGGTCGCCGGTCTCGCCGAAGCGGATCCGTCGCCACTGGAAGCGGGCCTCGGTGAACAGCAGCAGCCGAGCCAGGACGACCGCGAAGATGACGCCGTTGCCCTGGTACGCCTGCCGAACGGCGTGGTCGAAGCGGGTCTCCAGCGACTCCGTGGGGCGGCCGTATCGGGTCGTGCTCGACGAGGCGCCCCACACCGCCCATGGGCTGTTCAGTTGCTCCAGGTACGCCGAGACGTCATAGCGGGACACCTCGGCCGACTGGCGGCCACGCAGCAGGGTCTGCCACAGCTTCACGGGCCCCCCGCTCTTCGTCCCGGATGTTGACGCCGAGCAGAACGAGCACCGCGAGCGCCACACCCGAACAGATCAAGCCCCACGGACCGGCCAGCCACGTCAGCCCGCCGGCGATCAGGGCGGCGGCAACCGCCAGCGCGGCCACAGCCTCACGACGGGTCATCGGCGCTCCTCACGCGTACATCACCCACGGCTCGGCAGCCTCCGTCGGCACGTGCGCGAACCGGGCGTGCCCGTACATCGCCAGCGTCGCCGCGACCAGCGGGGAGATGTCCGTCGACGAGTTCTTCCGCGCCCACGCCCACGCGTCGCCGAGCGGCCGCCGCTGCGCACCGGCCAGCGCGCTGTTGAGCTCCGCCTGGTCGCGGTGGCGCAGCCCGTCGCCGGTGGCGGCGTCGTAGAACTGGCCGCACGCCTGCGCCGCCTCCCGCGCCGACGGTTTGAACACCTCGATCCCGGCCCGCTCCAACGGCGCGATCAGCGACCCCGCCGGGCCGGCCGCGTCGACGACGACCGCGCACGGCCGCCACTTCGCGTGCAGCTCGATCAGCCGCGGCACCACCCAGTCAACACCGCGGCGCGCGCCGACCACCTCGACGTGCAGCCGCTCGTCCGCGCGGCCGCCAGCAACCGCAATCGCCGCGGCGTCGCGGGCCGGGGTCACGTCGGCGGCGAACACCACCGGATCCTGCGGCGCCGAGCGCGGGTCGGCCAGCGCCGCCCACGTCGCCGCATCGACGACAGCATCCGGCGCGGCCTCGGTGTCGGCGATGTTCAGGAACGCCCGCCGAAACTCGTTCGCCTTCATCGTGCGCTGGAAGTTCGCCACCGCCGACAGTTGCGCGGTCAACCCCAGCGCCGGCATGCAGTCGCGCCACGTCGCCGGATCGGCCGGGTCGGCGAGCGGATCGGCGCCCCACTCGAAGAAGCACAGGCCCCGGGTCAGGCCCGTCTCGACCGTCGCCCGGCCGAGCTCCACCTTCGACAGCAGGTACGTCGAGGCGGCGTTACCCGCGGTCGACGTCCAGCCGAACTGGGCGTTGCGGCGGGTCACCATCGCCGGCTTCATCGCCTGCTCCACCCGGTCGTCGACGTGCGAGAACGCCTCGTCGACCACACCCAGGTCCAGGGTCTCGCCGTGGCCGGCCTTCTCCGTCGTCGACGTGATCGAATGCTTCGACCCGTTGCGCCACAGGATCGCCTCGGACCCGTTCGTCATCCGGGTGCGGAACAACCTGCGCAGCGACGAACCCTCCAGCACCTTCACGTGCTCGTCCTCGAACTTCTTCCGCGCGTCGTTGCGGGTCTGCGCCGTGTACAGGATGTTCTGCCGCGGCCCGGCCGGCGGGCCGAACGCGAGCGCCCGGTGCACCATCAGCGCCAGCCACAGCGTCGTCTTCCCCGACTGGCGGGGCACGGTCAGCCCGATCTCGCCGTAGGCCAGTTCGCCGGTCTCCGGGTCGACCTCGAGGGCGACGTCGGCGACGTAGCGCTGCCACGGCATCAGCGGGGTGCCGAGCTTCTCCGCCACCTCGGCGACCCGCGGGCCGAGCGTCGGCCGGTCAGGGCTGCGCGGGGTTCCCCACCGCGGCAGGCAGGCGAGTTCCGCCTCCCCCGTAGACCGGGGTGGACAGCCCCGCGACTGCTGGGTCGTCGTCATCGCCCACCGCCTCAGCGATCGTCTTCAGCGTCTCGCGCAGTTGGGCGGCAACCGGGGCCAGTTCGCGGCCCTCCAGCTTGGTGGAGGAGTCGAGGGACTGGGCCAGGCGGTAGGCCAGCTCGGCGAGGGACGGTGCGACGCCGGGGAGTTCGCCGAGGCGTTCGATGTCGGCGCGGACGGTGCGTTCGATCGGGCCCGGGTCTGCCGGTTCGGACTCGCCGCGGTCGTCGTCGACATCCACCATCCGCAGGACGGTCACTTTCCGTCACCTCCGGAATGTCACCCTCGGTGATGTCCGTTTCGTTCCCGAATCGCGTCTCAGACCCTTCACTCCCGCAGGTCACGCTACGTAACCGCAGGTCAGGGGTGCCGGGGAGAGAAAAGGGGCGAC